GTCTGATCCAGCTCGCCGATGACGCGGTCAAGCTGATCCAGTCCCTCTACGCCTGCGTGTATCAGCAGGCCAACGTCCAGGCGGTTATCTGCCATGTGTTATTCCAATAAAAAAGCCCCTGCGTTGCGGCAGGGGCTGTAGAAAAGATTGGCTAGCCTATTGCATTAAATAGTAGGCTAGCCTATAATAAATTACGTCAGCGCAGGGCTGATACGGTAAACCCCCGACCGAAGACGGGGGCTTTGAGAAGGGACTATCCGATGAGTACAGTCATCAAAGTAGTTGTCCTGATTACCTTGCTGCTGCTGACACAGCCCGCTTGGTAAGTTGACGGACAGGACGGGGTTGCTGCCCCGTCCTCTTTCAAATCTTAGCAAATACAATGGCAAACGCAAGAGGTGGTTATGGCTCAATCCCGTTCTGAAATCCAGAAGCGCAGCGACGAGAAACGCGGCATGGTGCAAAAGAATTTCAAGCTGCCCGCGCAGGTAGTCGCCGATATTGAGCGGCTTGCGCTCGCCCGTGGCAAACCGCAGGCGGCGGTTGTCGCCGAGGCTATAGCCCTGCTGATGGCACAGGAATAAGCGCATCATTTGGGTAACGCCGTCAGTAACTGGCTGATGGCGGTGATGATGGCCGCGCTGCCGAACAGCGCTATCCACAGGAATATCAGGAAACAGATAGTGCGGAAGGCTTTGTCTTGTCTGTTCATGCCAGTAGCCATAATCCCCAGCAGGCAAGCAGCGCGCCCGCGCCCAGTAACAGCCCCATCAGGCCGAATGATGCCAGTGTGTAGGCAATAATCATTGCCCGTCCTGCGTCTTTTGTGTCGGCTTTGCCGCTCAGGTCTGCGTTCATGGTAATCTTTGAACCTCGCAAGAGTCCGGTTGTTTTGGTAATATCATTGTCATTCATCGCTATTTCCTTGATAGATGATTCAACCCCGCGAAGTGCCAGCCTCGTGGGGTTTTCTTTTGCCTGCACAGGTTAGCCGGGGTCTGCTTCCTCTGGCGTGTTTCCATAGACGCGTCCTGTGGAATTTTTCTTCTCTTCTTCCGCCACTCCCTGCGCAATCAGCCACGCTGCCGCGTCAGCGGGGACGTCTATCACATCCCCGGTATTCACGGCCTGCCCGGCATGGGTGAAGGGCTTGCTTGCCTTGATTTTCATTTTTCACCTCACGCCTTGACGGTCACGGTGAACGGGCTGATGCCGCCTTCCGGCACTTCCGGGCGCCCGGAAAGTTCGATGGTGTTGAAGTCATCCGAGAAGAATTCAAACGCGCCGCCTGCCGAGAGGGTCGCCTTCGGGATGTGGACTTTTACGTCTGCCCCGTTGGCACGGTTGCGCCCGTCCAGCAGCAGTTCGCACTTGATTTGGCTATCGGTGTTGGCGGCAATCGCCCACGCATCCCAGGCTGCCGTGGTGTAGCTGATTTTGATTTTCTGCCCTTTGCTGACGCCAGCGGTGTCTTTGAGGCGGATCATGCCGAGGCGGTGATGGATGTCGTAGTGCTCGGCGGCAATGGTCTGCCCGCCTGGGCTCTTCACGACAATCCCCGCTTCGTTGAGGTAGCCGTGCGCCAGTTTGAGGTAGCGCTCAAGGTCAACGTCCACTTCTTCATCCGAGACGGTCTGCGCGGTCATTTGTGCTTTCGTCAGCGCCCCCATGAAGACCATGGCAAAGTTTTCTTCGTTGAAGTCGTCGAGGGTGATTTTCAGCTCGCCCGATTTCGGCAGGATGACGGTGTTGAGCACTGCGCCGTAGTTCTCGCGCATTTTGCTGAGGCGCTCTTTCACCTCGCTTTCGACCGCCACCGAGAAACTGGTGGCGTTGCCCATGGGAATCAGGCCGAGCTCGGCGCGGTCTAGGCGGCGGATGTAGAGGGTGCCCTCGCCAATGAAGCCGTCGTGTCGTAGTTGTGGCATGGTTTTCTCCTATAATTACTGTTCGCTCCCATCAGGGGGCGTGAGTTGAAACATAGATAAGGTCTAGGGTGTATTTGAGCGGATAGAGGCTGTGGCCGTAGGCGTGTACCGGCTGCCCACCGTTCGCGGGTTTGAGCCGCGTCCGGCTGCGTTCGTCGGCGTCCAGCGGGGCGAGCCCTGCTAGCGCCTGCATCACGCCGCCAATCAGTTTGCCAACCCCGCGCTGCATCCCGTCGCGGTTGTAGTCCTGCGAGGCGATGACCACGGTGTAGGTCACGCGCACTTTCTGATGACGGCCATTGCCGGCGTCTTCAACTGGGGCGACCCCGTCAAAGTAGAGGTACACATAACCATCGGTGCCAGTGGTCTGACCGCGCAGGATTTGGGTGAGGTCGTTCACCCCACGCACCGCCTTGACGCCGTCCACCTGCGCAAGTCGCGCGGCAATCGGCTCGTAGGCGACGTTCACGTCAAATGTTGAAGTGGGCATGGAGAATGTCCGTTATGGCATCTTTGAGCTCATCCGACACGCCGAGGAAGGGGCGCGCCGGGATGAACACGGTGCCGAATTGATGGAAAGGGGCGTACTTGACGTTGCTGCCGACCAGCAGCACGCTACCGCCCAGGACTTGCGACTGGATGGAACCTTTGAGCCGCCCGGTGTCTTGCAGCAGTTTGCCGTTTTCCAGCAGGCGCGGGCTATTGTCGGCAAAAGGCTCCCACGGATTACCCTGCGGGTCTTCCTCGTATTCGAAGCGCAGTAGGATGTTGGTGACTTCTTCCTCGCCGATTTCCGCGAGCGCGGAGCCCAGGTCTTTGCCCTGTGCTGCCAGCTCGCGCAGTTTGGCTGTTGCGGCATCAAGGCCGGGGGTGTCAACGAACAGCATCCATCTTGTCCAGTGTGACCTGGTCAAACACCACCGGCGGCGAGACTATGGCAATGCGGTGGTTGCCGGTGAGCGGGTGCGGCGCTTTCGGGTCAGCCTGCCGTTCTTTGGGGAAGAGCAGGATGGTGCCTGCCGCTACCCCTTCCAGCCATTGGATGGCGTCCTCGTAGCGCATCCGCATGGTGGTTTTGCCTGTCTCACCGCCCTCCTTGGTCTGGTCGTCATGCAGGCGGTAGCGGGCAATGTCGGCACAAACCCCAACCAGCACCGCCGGCACGGTGGCAAGCGGCAGGACGACGGCACGGCTGAGATAGCTGTCCGCGAGTTGTCCCGCGTCCAGGCAGGCCGCCAGCAGCTTGGCATTGGTGGGGGCGGCATCACCCGCGATTTGCGCCATCTCGCGCTCGCCGAAGCGGGTGACGAGGTCTTCGGGGGCGGCGTACATCACGCGCTCTTGAAGTGCATCAAGGTTTGCGGGCGCAGGCAGAGCGGCAGCGGGTTGGTCTCGGTGTAGATAGAGACGCCCCGGTTGTGCTCGCCCATCTCGGTCGAGATGTAGAAAGGTCGCGCCAGCTTGTTCGCCTCGGTAATCATGTTGGCCGGGGCGTTATAGCGGACGAAGCCGTTGTACATGCCGGTGAGGAACCCGTGCGCGTGTCCCGCCTCAATCATCGGCGTCTCGCCAAGGGTGTAGTCGTAGATTTCAAACACCGCACCCTTCCAGGCGAATTTGCCGTTGGTGTTCTCGCGTGTCAACACGTTGTCCTGGTAACGCATCCAGGCGTCCTTGGTGGACTTGTGCGACACCAGCGCGTCGAAGAACTCTGGCGAACAGAGGACGGTAACCCCGGAAGCAGTATCACCGCGCAACCCTTTCTTCATGGTGCGGATGGTCTGCTCGATGGTGAGGGCGAGGTCGGCGGTTGCGCTGGAAAACTGCATGTTGGTCACCGGCTCGGTCACACCAAACTCGGTGAAGAGGTCGTAAATCACGGTTGTGCCATCGGCATCCAGGATTTTCCCCTTGACCGCGCCCAGCATCAGGTTCTCGATGGTGGCGTCGTGGCGGTTGCGGTGTTCGGCGATTTCATTGGCGACCACGTCGGCGTTCGCCAATAGCGCGTCCTTGGTGCCCGCCTTGCGCACGTCCTGCAACTGGCTGGCGTAGATGTGGGTTTCCAGCGGAAGGTGCGGCACGGTAAAGGTGCGTATCTTGCTGCCCTTGCCAAAAGATTTGGTATTCGGCGCGGCTTCGCGGCTGGTGTTCGGAATCAGGTTGACCTGACCGTCCACAAACTCAATCATCACGCTGGTGGTGGTGAGGTTCTTTTCGCGCCACATCGGATCAACGAGCAGGCGGGACGGGACGTTAGGTTTGCTGTTGACGGCTTCGTCAAGCTCGGTCTGGGTCAGACCCAGCATGGCAAGTACATCGGACATGGGTTACTCCTTGTTTTTCAGTAGGGGGTTAGGGCGGCGCTGCACTTCGTCTTCGCCGCCGCTGTAATTGGCGCCCAGCACCGCCTGTTGTTTGTTCTGCAAGGCAAATTGCGCGGTGATGGCAGCGAACACGTCATCCGGCGCTTTTGCCAGCGTCGCAGCGTTGTCGCCGTCAATGCCGAGCGCTTTCAACTCTTTCAGGCGGGATTCGGTTTGTTGTTGCGCGAGCTTCGCTTCCAGTTCGGCGATGCGCGCGTCTCTTTCATCGGGGGTGTTGTCGGGTTTGTTCATGGGGATTTCCTTCGTCAGGGATAGAGAGAGTATGCTGGCTGAGGTGTCGGCATCGACGCCGGTCGGGGTAAAAGACACCTCGCGGATGACGCCGTCAGTCATCACCAGCACGTCATCCACGGCCAGTGCCTCACCGTTGACCATGTCGCCTGCGTGGCGGGTCAGCATCCGCCCCGCTTCGATATGCACCGACATCTGCCATTCCAAGCCGTCATCGGCAGCCTTGATGATTTCGGCGGCGTGGTCATTACTCAGCATCTCGCCGTGGACGATGAGCGCCTTGCCTTCACGCGCCAGCCAGCCGTAACCGACACAGCGGTCACGGTCATGGTTGTGCAGAAGCGGAATTTGTTTGCCGCTGAATTGCAGGCTGTCGAGGTCAATGGCGATGTGGTCGCCGTAGTAGGACAGCACCCCGCCTGCATAGGCAGTGCCTTTGACCTTGCGCCGCTCGTCCAGCGAGAGACGCAGGACGCCGAGGGTAATGCCGTTCATTTGAATGCTCGCTGCGCTTCAACGCTGGTCACCAGCGCAATTTGCTGCCGCGAGAAATAGGCATCAAAGCCCGCCAGCGGCTTGCCGGTATCGAAGGCATCCGCCGCGACGCCCGTCAGCTTGTCCTTCATCACCGTGGCAACGCGGACAATGCAGGCAGCCTTGCCGCCCTTTGCCGCATCTTCCAGGGCGATAGCGACGACGACACCCTGCGGTGCCTTGGTCGCGTCTGCTGTCAGCGCTGTGCCCTTGTAGGGTTCGTAGCCTTTGGCGGTGAATACCAGCAGCTCGCCGGTCTTGAATGCCTCGCCTGCGGTGAGCACTGCGCGGCTGTTGGTCGGATGCCCTTCCCAGTGCAGGAAGGACGGCTTGTTGTAGGGGATGTCTTTTGTCATGACGTACTCCTTGGGTAAAAGAATCCCCGCATGACGCGGGGTTATCGGTTGAATTTGCGCCTGGCGCCGCCGACCACGGACACACTGCCGCGTCCGCGAATGATGGGGGCTAGGGCGTAGCGGCAGTTATGCACCAGCACACCGGAGGCGAAAAATTCTTCGGCATCATCCACCATCAGGTCGTACACCCTGCTGCTCTTTCCCGTAGCGCAAACGGATAGCACAATGTCGGCTGCAACAGCGGGCTTTGCTGTATTTGTTGATAGTGAAGTCCTGCCCACAGCAGGCGCATTGCCTTGTCTCGTTGTCAACGCCGGACACGCGGCGGTAGGCCGATTTGCAGGCGTTTGAGCAATAGCGGTCCTGGTGCCCCGTCTTGCGGGTGATGAATTCCTTGCCGCAATGCAAACACCGCTTGGGCTTGCCCTGAAAATTGCGGTAAGCCAGTGCGCCAATCTCGCGATGTTTGGCGATGCCTTCCGGCGAGCGATGCCATGCTTTGGTGAGCGGGCGGATGCGTTCGAGGTGGGCGATAAATTCGTCGCGCCGTCCGCCCCACACTTCATGTTTGGCGAAGTGTTCGGCAGGCGGCAGACATTCGAGATTATCGAGGCTGTTGTTCTGGCAATTACCGTCTTTGTGATGGATATGCCAGCCATCAGGAATCGCGCCAACTTGGTCAATCCATATTTGCCGGTGCAGATACCCATCCCGCTTGCCGTCCGGTGCGCGGCGGAAATATTCGCGGATGCTGCGGTCGGGGGAATCGGGGTAGCGGCGCCAGGTGACGCCGCCATAGGTGATGCGTTCGATACGTTGCATGATGGCTCCCAAGTCAGGACACGGTCGCCACGGGTGATGGCGTCCATGCGGATAAAGCCCCTGTCAACCACGAACACCCGATGATCGGCAGTAGCCAATAATGTTTTCCCTCCGGTGGTTGTCAGGCGGAATAGCGGTTTGTCTTCATGCACCAATCCCGCCGCTAGCACCTGCCGCAGGCCGCGTCGTGTTTCCACCCAGTCGCCGACGCGCACCTGCTCAATCGGGATGCTGCCGCGATGCGTTGCCACCTCTTCCCCGTGGGCGATGCAGGCGTCCCAACAATGGTCCGAACCCGCCGCCAACTGCGGCAACGGGTCGCCGGTCAGGCGGTCGGTCTTGTAGCTCCACAGCCTTGCCTCCTCGGCGGTGTACTTGCAGCGCGGGTGGATGATGATGTCGTCCAGGCCGCGCAGAAAACTGATGCCGTCCTCCACACTGCCCGGCCATTTATCAGCGGCGCGGATGCCGGGGAAACCATGCCGGCGCATGTGGCTAATCATCTCCGGGCGGGCGTTGTCGGCGCGGATGACGTGCTGTCTCGCCCCCTCGATATGGTCGAAGAACTGCGGCATGTCCACCGTCTCCACCTGCTCGCCGTAAGCCTCGCGCTCGATGTACAGGGTCTTGCCGGACAGCCAGCACTTGATAAGCACCGTCGGGTCGGTGGCAAAGCCCCAGTCAGCGCCGAAGTAGGGGCCATCCCAATCCGGGGATGGTTCAAATTCCTCGACCACATAGCAGCCTGCCAGCACCTGCGCCCCGGACAGTACCGAGTAGGCGCCATGCCAGATATGTTCGAAGTCCGCCCAGGCATTGCGGTCGCCCGCTGCCTGTTTGCGCTTGGCGCGCTCGCGGTCATCTGCATACTCTTCCCAGGTCTCGGCACTGGCAAACGGGTTATCGTGCAAATTGACCTGCACCACGATGCTGTTCTCCGGCGGGTCGGCGCGCAGCAGGCGGTCTATCGGGTCGGTGTCATACCGGGGATTCCATGACGCCCAAATCTCGCTGCCTGCCTTGCGGATGGTCGGACGCAGCAGGCTGAGCGAGCGCGCCGATATGCTTTGTGCCTCCTCAATCCAAGCGCGGTCAAAATCTTCCAGTGATTTGATACTGTCAGCGGTGTGGTCTTGCATCCCTTGGAAGATAATCAGTCCTTTGCCCTGCTTCGAGAGGATCAGGTCGCGCTGCACGTCAAACAGCGGCGACACGCCCAGCGCTTCAATCTTGCTTTCTATCAGCGCCTTTACGCTATGCCGCAAGGATTTCTGAATCTCGCGGATGCACACCGTCTTGCTGTGCGGGTTCATGATGTGCTCTTCCACCACCATCTCGGCGAAGAAGTGCGACTTACCGCCGCCACGCCCGCCATGCGCGCCCTTGTAGCGTGCTGGGTTAAGTAACGGCAGCGCCCAGCGCGGGGTGTTAATGCGGATCGGCATCCACCACCACCCGCTCAATCCGCTGTGGCGCGTTGTTGTTTACCTGCACCGCGACCGCCGGGCCATCGCCCAGCATCGCCTTGCGCTGCATGGTGAACACATTGGCCGCCTGTACCACATCGCCCATCTTGTCGGTTTCGGCGAGCAGCGCCCTTGCCTTATCCCTCGCTGCCTGAAAGTCTGCGTTGCTCTGTAGTTCGAAGGCGAGGCGGTCAAATACTTCCTCTTGCACAGCACTACGCAACGTTGCGTTTAGCCGTTGCGTTTCGTTGCGCAACGCCAGTTTTTCCTTTTCATTTTCAACGGTTGCGGCAATCAGCCGTTGCGTTTCCGCCTGATTCCATCCTTCCGCTTTGGCACGGCGCGAGATGTTGGACTTGTTGACGCCGTACATCTCGGCCAGCTCGGAAAAAGACAGACCACGCGCTTCATAGTCCGCGCGTATCTTTTCCCATACCTCCAGCGGCAGACGCGCCATTACAACATCCCTTTCAATGCGCCCAAGAGGCCGACTTCCTGCGCGACCAGGGTGAATACCGCGCCGCTCAGAATCCATTTGATTTGCGCCAACTGACGGTCGATACCGCGTAGCGTCGCCATTGCACCGTTGTGCTCTTCCTTTAACTGCTGATAATTGCTTTCCAGGTGCTCAACGCGCTTTTGCATCACAGCAACTTCGGTTTCAATATTCATTGGTTCCTCCCTTCTGCCCTACTGCGTCCGCTGCTTCAGTAGCTCGTCCACCTTTGTGTTGAGCTTGTCGAATTGCTGCCGCATTTCCACCCTGTCGGCGTCTATGCGGATGCGCAGCTCTTGCAGGGCTTCCTTGCGCGCCTGCCGTTCCGTTTCAATGGATTCCTTCAATGCAAGGCGGTTTGCCTCAATACGCACGTCCTGCACTGCGTTCTGCGTCTGCATGGCGTTGTACACGCCGACGCCCCCAAAAAGGAACAGCGTTACGGTGATCACCGTGTTCCAACTGATTTTGTTCTCAAACACCATCACCATCCTCCTCGCACAACGTTCTGAGCTGTCCGATATACTCTTTGAGCCGCAGCTCACGCTCGACCAAGCGGCGATACGCATCATCCGTAAGCGGCTGCAATTCCTGCGCCGATATGGACGGCAGGGGCGGCACCGGCGGGCAGGACACGGACATAGGTACATACTCAACCCGTGTGGTACAGCCCGCCAATGCCAAAAAAAGAGCGGCTAATGCCGCCATCATCCATTTCGTCATGTAAAAAACACCACTAAACACCCCACGTGTCCCAATACCCCATGCGGCTACCCCTTGACTACCTGCGCAAACGGGGTTGCCAGCAGCAAAAACAACCCTGCCGCGACAAGTAACACCGCCACACCAATACAGCCCCGTACAAACGTACTCGCGTACATTTCCATTTTCAGACCTTCCCGTGGGTGAATTTCCACCCGCGCCTTGCTATACTTCACCGCATTCATTGACTTACCTTGTCTAAGTTGATGACCAGAAACCCCATGCAGTTGCCCGCCGCATGGGGTTTTGCTTTATGCCAAAAGAAAACGCCCCGCAGGGCGTTGCTTAAATATCCATCAAGGCAATTTCAATCATGCTGCGATATTTCAGTGCGGCAGTCTTGATAATGAATTGATAGCGGCGTTTCCCTTCGATAACGTCAAGAAGGTCGGTAATCGCCGAGTACAAATCACTTGCAAGCGAGCTCGATCCTACTTTGTTTGTATAAAACGCAATTACTACTCTTGCAGTGGTTTCAAGAATAGCAACACTCTTGGATGCCTCGGCAATGTCTTTGACAGCAAGGTCGGTAACCCTTGCCGCTTCTTCATTCACATCATCGGCAGTGTAGCTTTGTGCGCTTGGCCAAATCCTGTGGATGATGTCGATATAACGTTCTTTATCTTCACGTTTCATGGTATTTACTCCAAATAAAAAGCCGCCCGAAGGCGGCGGATGGGTTGCCTTGCTGGCAACATCCGGCGGAATGCCGGAATTTGTTACAATCAGTTTCCCCCAAATCAGAGGAAACCAGTCATGAAAAAATTGTTTGTTATTAGCGGGTTGTTACTGCTTGCGGCCTGTTCAGATAAAAAAGACAACGACCACATTCACTACGCTGAAGTGGGCAAGAACAGCGAGGCTTGGGAAGTCAGCAGTCAACTCCTTGAAAAATGCCAAGTTGCCGACAAGAAACCGACACCTTGCGCGGTAGTCGCCCTGAAAGCGGGCAAGAGCAAACCGGCCTATCCACTGGCAAGCACCGGCAACATTGCTGCTTTGCTGGTCTATGACCCCGCCTTCCAGCAGGAAAATGATGTGAGCTTCCGCATCCGCTTTGATTGCGAGCAGTTCCCGAAAAAAGCGAAACCCACAACAGAGTTATGCCTGACGGTGGAAGAAGCCAATACACTGCTCAAGCCGTTCTACTCAAAATAATCCCGCTTCCCTGCGCTGATGTCCTTTTCAACGCGGGCGCGTTCTTGTTGCGCCGCTGCCGCTGCCTGTCGTGTGCGCTCTGCCTGTTGTTGCAGACGGTTAGCGACCGCTTGCAGCCGCGCTGCCTCACGCTTGGCAAGCTCTTCACGCAAAGACGCATTGCGCCTGCCAGCCAGTGCCAGCAACACCACCAGCACGGCGACCAC